CGCGTGCCGACGCCACGAAAGGCGACCTCGAGCGTATGTTGCGGGATGCGCACAGAATAGCGTCGGTGGGTCTTGACCGAACTACAGCGCGTCCGAACTCGGCGGATGCCGCGCAGCTTGCTGTTGCGTGGCGTTTGCGTGACCTGTGCGATCAGCACAGCCTTTATGTCATGCAAAATTTCGCCGACGGGCCAGCCCTATCCCTCGGCGGCTGGTCTTATTAGGGTACAAGGAGGGTGAGACCGTCATGCCGGCGCACGCACAACCTGCGTCCGCCGAGTGTTCTTTCACTTTTAATGTCCCCATGTATTCGTATCAAACTGCATTCCGACGCCCTGTTGGTGTTGGGTGCGATTTTGTCTTTCCAGAACTCACTCGGCCTCGTTGGGACCTGGATTGTATTTTGAACAAGGCTACCGGAGCCGCGCACCGTTTTGCGCGGGACATGCCGAAGCAGGAGCGGAGATTATGCCGTCTCTATAAGCACTTCGCGCAGGCGTGGATTAGGAAATACCTCACGCCATTGAGCCCGACCGTTGATTTGGACATGGATCATTGGTTGGACGCCACGAACTACAGCCAGGCAAGAAAGGCTGAGCTTAAGGCCCTTAAGCTGCTTTACCCTCATCTCCGCCCGAAGGACTTTAAGAACAAGTCTTTTCTGAAGGCAGAGGATGTGGATTCATTCAAGCATCCAAGGGCCATCAACTCGCGCTCCGATGTCTTCAAGGCCCATGTTGGGCCGATCTGCCATCAGATTGACAAGGAGATTTACAAGCTGCCGCAGTTCGTGAAGTGTGAGGCCGTAAGCAATCGGCCTCGGAGGTTGGGTGACCTCTTTAAAAACAGCCCAGTCTATGGGACGGATTTCACTTCGTTTGAGGCATCAGTGATGGGTGTCCATGCGGAGGTTGAGGCCTTCCTGCTTATGCACATGGCTAAGCATCAGTCGCAGGAGCTTAAGGATGCTCTTCGTTCGGCTGTCATGGATGAGAACCATTGCAGTTTCAAGGGTCTGGTCGTCAAGATCGAATCGCGGCGTATGAGCGGCGAATTCTGGACCAGCTCGGGGAACGGCATGATGAATCTTTTGGTCAACCTTTTTGTGCTGGCCGTCTCCAAGGGCGGTCCGCAGCCCGTTGATTCGCTTATGGCAGCGGTCGACGGTTATCGTATTTTGGTTGAGGGCGACGATGGGATCTTCGCGAACGAGTGGGATGTCAATATGAAGTTGTACGACCAGCTTGGGCTCAATGTCAAGCTTGACCGTTACACTCATTGCTCTCGCGCGTCGTTCTGCGGGATCGTGTCAGACCCTGAGGTTGGGCGCAATGTCACGGACCCGCGTAAGGTCCTTGCGTCTTTTGGCTGGTTAGATGGGCGCTGGCTGAATGCTCGTAAGAGCAAACACAATTCGCTCGTCAGGGCTAAGGCGATGTCTTACCTGTGTGCGTACGCGGGGTGTCCGATTGTGGACCCCTTCTGCCGTTACGTCCTGCGCGCTACGCGGGGCTTGGATGCCCGCTATGCGCGTGACCATTTGGACGTCTATAAGCGGAAGGAATTTGATGATGCCTATGCCAACAAGTCGTGGGCCATCCCGGTGGGGGTGGACCCGCGCACAAGAGACCTGATGTCCGAGGTCTATGGGATTGATGAGAATGCCCAGAAGCGCGTCGAGCAGTTGTTCGACGGGCTCGGCGATGAGGAGAGACTGCCGGCTGAGATAGCGAGCATCTTGAACTTCCCGG